TGTCTTAAATTTTTGGACAGACAGCAAGAAGATATTTAATGAAAATACTCATAGCCTGTGAATACTCAGGACAGATCAGAGATAGTTTTGCTCGTTTTGGGCATGACGTAATCAGTTGTGATCTGCTGCCAACAGAATCTGAGGGCAAACATTATCAGGGAGACGTAAGAGATATTATCAATGATGGATTTGATTTGATGGTGGCTCATCCGAGTTGTCAGCATTTAGCGGTCAGTGGTAGCCGCCATTTTTGGCGTAAGCAAAAGGAGCAGAAAGAGGCACTTGATTTTGTGCGTATGCTTATGGATTGCAGCATACCGAGATGGGCCATTGAAAATCCTATAAGTGTTATAAGCTCTGCTATAAGACCTCCTGATCAGATAATTCAGCCTTGGGAGTTTGGTGACAGCTTTCAAAAGACTACTTGTTTATGGCTTAAGAATTTACCAAGACTAAAACCGACCAAGATTGTTGATAAGGGTGAATTTTATATTTCTCCAAGTGGCAAGAAACTTCCTCTTTGGTATTCACAAACCAAGAGTGGAAAAGTACGCAGCAAAAGTTTTCCTGGGATCTGTGATGCCATCGGCAGACAATGGGGGGATGAAACAAATCTCCCGATACCAGTTGAGCAACTCAATCTTTTCTAAGGTTGACAGTTGTTGAACATTCGTTATTATTAATTTACCCCTGAAAACCAACCCCATGAAACATTTATTTCTTTACCTCTGCATTTTTGGTATTGGATATATCTCGCTGACTGACTCTTTGACACGTTCTACCCAAATACATTGCCTAAATAATATACAGGCTGCGTGTGAGGAGCTTGCTAGAAAATGATGAGTGAATATGATCTTGGTCTGCGCTTCCATAAACAACCGAGGAAGAAGCGACCAACCCCTGAACGCTCCGACCTCGGCAACCCAATTTTAACCATGACCGATAAAGAAATCTTCAATACATTTGCATCTGTTATTGATTCTCCAGACGCATCACCTTTTCTCAAGAGACTTGCACAAGCTGGTCTTGTTGCAATGCCACAGGACAAGGCACTGATTTTAAAAACATGGCCTCGGATAATGATGCAATACGGCCCTCATACTAAGAGGTACACAGAATCATGACAACAGGATCAATTCAGATTTCAAACGAAAAATATCATGCTGATGATGCAATCTCAGCATCCATGAAAAAAGTAATGGTAAAACATGGCCCAAAGGCATATTGGAACTCCTTTTTAAACCCCGAAAGGCCTGAACATAAACCGACAAGTGCAATGCTTCTTGGAACATTGACTCATTGTGCGGTTTTAGAACCTGATGAACTGACAAAAAGATTTGTTGCAGTATCATCAAGGACAACAAAAAAAGGTAAGGAAGAGGCAAAGGAAGCTGAAGCAAAAGGTCTTACTGCTGTTACTGAAGCTGACATGGAAAATGCTATCAAGATGAGAGATGCGGTTTTTTCAGAACCTCATGCCAAGAAGTTACTCAGCTTTGGTATTGCAGAAAAGTCATACTGGTGGGATGACAAGGCTACTGGTTTGACCTGTAAGTGCAGGCCAGATTGGTTGAATAAAGATATTATTGTGGATCTTAAGACCAGTAGATCAGGAGCAAACCCTAGAGACTTTGCAAAGGCAGTTGCCAATTTCACTTACCATCTCCAGGCAAAACATTATCTCAATGGTATTCCATCAGCAAAAAGATTTATCTTTCTTGTTGTGCAATCTGAATATCCATTTGATGTCGGGTTATGGGAGCTTGATGATGATGCCTTAAAAGAAGGTGAAAAATTGTCCAGGGAGGCTTTGGACAAGATCGCTGAATGTCGCCTGCTTGATGATTGGCCTAGCTGGTGTCAAACAGGAGTTCAATCTTTATCCTTGCCCCGATGGGCATTTTCAACCCCTTTAGAAAAATGAGTTTTACAGAAAAACAGGTTGAGTTACTACAACAACCTATTGACAAAAAAAACGTAGAGACAAGAGATGGCAACAGAGATGGCACATTGCAACTATCTTATGTTGAGGGATGGCACGTTATTAACGAGGCCAATCGTATATTCGGTTTTGATGGATGGTCTTGCGAAACCATTGAAACAACCTGTGTAAATTCAGAACCAGATGCCGTGACTTATACAGCAAAGGTCAGGATAACAGTTGGCAATAATATTGTTAGAGAAGGCACAGGAGCAGGGCATGGTAACACCAAACAAGGTATTGGTATTAATCATGAATCAGCGATCAAGGAAGCCGAAACTGATGCAAAAAAACGTGCATTGATGAGTTTTGGAAATCAATTTGGCCTGTCTTTATATGATAAAGACAAGGCATGGTCTAAAACTGAGGACAGCCAAAAACAAGCTGGGAATATTAAAGAAAAACATTTCCAAACGATATGAAGCTAAAACTATTAGTGAAGATCAAAGAGATGGATTACTGACACTTATTTTAGAGAAGGAGGATTCATGAATGAACTGATCACATCAGATCAACTGGCTGAAGAGCTTGGTGTAAAACCTCAAACTGTGCGACTTTGGCGAACCAAAACTCGCAAGGGTCATCCCAGTGGCCCGAAATGGACTGTCATCCTTAATAACACTATTCGGTACAACCGAGAAGATATTGAGGATTGGCAAAACAAAACTAACAACCCTAACTAATTTATTCAAATGGAATCAGCATTTACAGCACGTTTCAAATTTATTGCAAACAGAAAGAAAAAAAGCGGAAACGATTGTGACCGTTATTTATTGATTGACTACACCCCAGAAGAGGCAAGAAAAGCAGCCAAGTGGCTTATCGCTCAAGCTGATGCCTGCGATACTCCTGGAGGATCTACTATCAGGAAATATAGCTCTAGAACAGACTATGAAGAAATCCCTGGTTTTACCATCTTCGGCAGCCAGTGGTCTATTGACCCACATTCTGAGGAAGAATGGGTTGATGGCCGTGGCACAATAGCACCGAGGGCCTAATTTACATAGGGGCATTGTCTTGGAAGAGTTCATGTAAGCCCCCAACTTATTTATTATGAAAATTGATTTAACAGAACGAGAATGGAGACACATCAAAGTTGGATTAATACAATCAATATCTAATGCTGATAAAGTTTCTAAATGTAAATTTGAAGATAATCCTTTAATAAATGAGCTTTCTAAATTACATGACAAAATTGCTCTAGCAATGGAGAAAGAAAAGAACAAACCAAAGAGCGATCCTTTAGATCCTTATAAAAGAAGTTATTACGCAAGCAAAGGTTTTTATCAGCAATTAACTGCTGCCGATATGATGGGCTATAAATCTGAAGGTACGCTAGTTAAATATCGAAAAAATGGTGTATTAAAAGAAAACATACATTGGATACGAACAGTTGGTAGGGGGATTTCCTACAACCCAGAAAAATGTAAATCAGCAATTAGAAAAGCAAAATATGAAAAATAAAGACCTGATAAAAAATTATTATGACCAGCTTGCAGAATTACAGAAACAATACTGGTTTGAAGGTATGGAAACTAAGGAATATTGTGTAAGATATGATGCTATAAAGAAAAGGATACAGGAGCTAGAAAATGAGTGATTCTTTTAAACTTAGAAAGCTGAAGGAAATAAGAATAAAAAACCTACAAAAAAATTTACTTGATATACAACTGAAGGGAATAGAACATAGGATAAATATTAACTCAAGAAATAAAGCAGAATTAGCTGCCAATAGCGGCACTTGGGTTACAGAACATATAAAAACAGCAATCCTTAAATATAATTATGAGATTGATAAAATACCAAAACTACTGGTAAAGAATTTTAAACCAGAAGAACTTAAGGAATACGAAAGAAGCGTTTCAAAGGATTCTTAGGTTTTCTTTGCCTCATTTCTGCTACAACACGATTTGCTTCTAGTTCTATCAATCTGTTCAATAATGAGGCCATAAAAATATCCTGATCAAATTTTTTCCTGACAAGATGAGTGCAATATCTTTTTATATCAACTAAATCATCAGCCTTCATTATTTCCCTGCATTGCATTTCAATCTCTAGTTCCAGTTCAGGAGGTGCTGGTTCTATGTTTATGTTGAGGAATTTAGTTATCTTCATTTTACTGGAAATAATTTTTCTTCAATCATTTTGACGATGGCATCATCAACATCATTATCCGATTTTTCTGCAAGGTCTTTCAAAAGATTTAAAGCTGCTTTGCGTAGCGATTCACTTTTGCCGAACCTGATGAACAGGTTGATTAGAAACTTTGACATTGTTTTTTTTGTGTTACTTTCCAAACATACCAATAATTGCTACATTTGGCACATAGCTGTTTGTTAAGCAGTGGTCAATGCTTAGAGATACCCACAAGCAGCTTTTTTTATATGGAAGATCAAGAACCAAGTAAAGTTGAAACTATTGTGAAAGTTTGCGTACTTTTGTGGTCGGCAACACTTTTATCCCTTTCATACTATGAACCGCCATCTGGTAAAAAGATTGTAGATTTTGACCCGACATTTATAGCTTCGATTTTTTCAGCTAGTACTGCCTCACTAGGTTTTTCGATAAAAAAGAAAAAAGATACTATAGTAGATAATAAGAACAACAAAGTTGGTATCAAATGAAAAAACTACTGCCTTTTATTTTTCTTGTATCTGCGCCAGCTTATGCGGACATCAATCACTCAATCCAGAATGTTGTCTCGGTCAG